GCCGCACGAGCGCTTCACGGCGCCGCGCGTGCAGTAAGACGCCCAACGCAGAGGTAACCGGCCAGCCCTGCACGGGCGCCGCGTGTACCTGAAGCCTGCCGGGGCTGGTCCGGTTGACTGAACTGTTGGGCGGCTGCCGCCCGTAGCGAGGAAGCGATGGAACGAGAAATTGTGTGGGGCGTGGCAGTGACTGCGCCGTTGCAGAAGGGCGCAGCCGACAAGCACTGCTTCGGGGACTGCGGAAAGATCAGCATGGCCGGCGCGATCAATGACGAGCTGACCGGCGGCCTGTTTGTGTGCTGCCAGCCGACGTGCCCCTACGAAGCCAAGGTGCTGGAGAACTACGGCGAGACGATGAGCTTCGGCCGCCCGCACACCGTGCACCTTCGCCTGCTGGAGCCGGTGGAATGAGCATGACCCAGCGGTATGCCGGGATGCTGCGACGCCACGCGTACGAGTGGGACAAGCGAGAGATGCCGGTACAAGCCGAGTGCGCCCGCCAGGCCGCGCGCCACATGGAGACGCGCGAGCTTGAGTTGGAGCATGCGCTGATCGTAGCCCGCGAGACGCTGGAGCGGGAGTGCGACGACGGCGATGCGCTGCTGCGCATGCTCGAACTGGACCCCGAGCAGTACCGCACTGAGGGCGGCAGGCTGAACCTGCTGCGCGTGCGCGCTGCACTGGCGGACCGCAGGACGCCCAACTCGTCGATACGCGAACCGTGAACACTCGACGCCGCAACCAAAGACGCAAGCGCGGATCCTGGGCGCACGTCAACACGCCGCGCGGCTTGCGAAACCGCAAAGCCAAGGCCGACGCGCGGCGCGAGGAAATCGCGGCCCGCATCGTTGACCCGTACCGGCCGCCGGAGCCGCTGACGCTGTGGCAGTCGTTCACCGTCGATCTGTATGTGCCGACCGCCGGCCATTGCCACCAGCACGCCGCGGTGATCAACGGCGAGCGCGTTGGCCTGCTGTCGGCCACGCAGATCGCCGCCAAGCTACGCGGGATGATCAAGCCGCGTCCGAGCCAGGCGCTGCAAGCTGAGATTCGGCGCGATGAGTGGATGGATGCATTGGAGGCGTCATGTTCCTGACAACCGAACAGATCGCCCAACGCTTCGGCGTCGAGCGCCGCCCGCGCATGTCGATCTGCGCGCGCCAGCGGCCGGACGGCAAACGGTAGAGGTGAGCCACGTGGGGGAATCACTGGGGGCAGCGTGGGGGCCGCTGCGGTGCTTTTCAGTGATTCTGGTGGTGGCTTGGCGATGCTTGCGTCCGTGTTTCAGTGGTGGACAGTGACGCTCAGTGATGCTAAGTGGCGCATCTTCTGGCCCCCCCGACAGGAACCAGCATCCCCTATGAAAGCGCGTGACGTGGGGGCTATGCGGGGGCGTGCCCGTGAAACCGCAGGTAGTTGTCGACCTCCGGGTGAACGCCCCAGGGCTGCGGCAGGCCGTACTGCCCCCAGCCGCCTTCCCCGTGCGTCAGCGTCAGCCCGCGGCGCTTCCACTCGCCCACCGCGGCGGCCCAGGCCGCGTCGGTGATGACTGCATCGCCCGGCAGCGCCTTGGTGATCTCCCGGATGCCCACCGATGACGAGCCGTGGAACAGCGCGCCGGGCCGGCCGGACGTGGCCAGGCCGACGGCACAGGCCGAGCTGTAGTCCGACGTCGAATCCCAGGGCAGCCCAGGCCCTGCCGCTGCGTCGTTGGCCGACCCGTAGGCCCACACCTTGCCGTCGGGCAGGTAGGCCACCGGGCGGCCCTTGTGGGTGTTGCCCCAGCTGGACAGGAACACGGTGCCGGCCGGGCCAACGCTGCCGTCGCTGTAGGCCAGCTTGTAGAAGCTGACGCCGTCGGAGTCGTAGCCGCTGGGCACCATGATGTTGCGCTCACCCGTCTTGATGTTGACGCGGCGGATCTGCGCCTGTGCCTTGCTGCCCCAGTGCAGCCAGTCGCCGATGAGCACCAGGCCTTCAGGCAGCACGCAATCGGCCTGGCGGATGCGGTCCATCGACACCAGGCGCCGCGCAACGCGGTTGGCGCCCAGCACGGCCAGCTTGTCGCCGTCGATGGTCTCCACCAGCGTGGACAGGTAGCGCCCGTCACGATCGAACATCACGATGCGGTGCCGGGTGCGCTCGCTGACGATCAGGTTTCCTTCGGGCGTGCAGACCACGTCCCACGGGTCGCCCAGGCCGCCGACCATCTCGTGCACGTCGGGCTCGACCTGATGGCTGACGGCGCTGAAGACGCCGGCCACCAGGCGGTTGTTCTTGGTGTCGGCAATGACACTGACCGGGCCGGTGACGTGCGGCAGCTCGAGCTTGCCGCCCAGGCCGTCGTTGGGGATCTCGGTGCCGGGCGGCGTGGTGGCCAGCGTCGGCACCAGCCATGCCTGACCCCAGGCGCCATTGAGGCCGGGCTTCATGCCGTCCAGCCAGCGGCCCACCAGGCGCAGGCCTGACCGCACTTCGGCCTCGGTTGCACCCTTTGGCGGCCGGGCCGCGGGCGGCACATGCTCCCAGCCCAGCAGCGTGGTCAAGGCGCCGTCGCTGAAGTTGACCTTCCACTGTGACCGCGGGTCCAGTCCGCCCAGCGCGGTGCGGCCGACGTGCAGGTGCGTGGGCATCGACCGGGTGGCGAAGCCACGGGGGCCGGCCAGCAGCGGCAACGCGGGCCAGTCCTGCGCCTCCAGCGTGTCGAAGTAGTAGCTCTGCTGGTTGTTGGTGTGCAGCACGCCGCGGGTCTTGCGCGGCAGGTAGCGGTCGGCATGGTCACCGGGCACAACGTAGCGCTCAAACAGCGCGGCGCGGCGCGGGGTGTCGGCAAAGGGCGTGGCCACGCGCGCCGGCAGCGGCTGCGTGACGGGCGCATACCGCGCCGGGACCATGGCCTTGGTGTAGCGCGTCCAGTGCCAAGAATGGCATTCGTAGGCCGCGCTGAGCACGGGCATGGTGGCCACCGGGCCGTCACCACGGTTGATGAAGACGGGCAGCTCGACGCAGGTCTCACCCGGGGCGCCTTCGGCCGTCAGCCAGTGCCAGCCGTGGGACAGGCCATCCGTGCGCACCGTGAAGGCAACCATCTTGGCGCCCTGCAGCGGTGCCACGCGGTGAGCTTCGACGCCGTCCCAGCGCAGCACGTACTCGGCCGCCGGCAGCACGCGCTGCGCGGAGGCCGACGACCCGCCCACGATCCAATCGGAATAGCCGGCGGCGCCCAGCACGATGGCGGGCTCTTCGTCGCGGTCATACCCGGCGCCGAAGTCGAACCACGACCGGAAGCACAGCACCGCGGCCGGGTTGAGGCTGACGACGGTGGGCAGCACCTGGCCGGCTGGGGGCGCGGGGGGCTCGACGGGTGGGGGCGGCGGAGGTGGTGGAGGTGGCGGGGGCGGAGGTGGTGGCTCCACCGGCGGCGGCGCTTCGGTCAGGGACGCACGCAGCAGCGCCTCATTGGCGCGGATGGCGTCCAGCGCGGCCAGTTGTTGGGGGGTCATGATTCGCACTCCTTGCACTGGCACAGCGGCACGATTTGGCCGCCGTGGTTGCTGGCGTATTGCTCGGCCTTGGCGCGGTCGTCGAAGTAGGCCTTGAACTGCAGGCGGTCGCCGTAGCGGACGAGCCAGGCGACGATCACGGCCGCCTCGTCAGCGCGTCATAGGCGCGCTCGCAGGCCTGGCCGGCGGTGCGGGCGGCGTCGGCGGCTGCAGCCAGGTCTGCAGCTCGGCCTGCAGCGCGTCCGAGCATGTCGGCAAGCAGGCTGGCGGCGGCATCGGCTGCCGCGCATTGGCCGGCAGTGGCGGGATGGCCGGTGGCTGCGCTTGCCGCGATGGCGGCAGCGTCGCGGCGCACGCGGTCAGCAGCAGCACGGGCGCCAGCAGCAGCACGCGCGTTCTTGTCGGCCTGGGCTTGGGCTGCACTGGCAATCTCCTGGTGCGCCGACAGCCGGCGCTCGGTTTCGGTGACGGACTGTCGCAGCGCGGCGGCTTCGGCTTCAGCCGCCGCCTGCTGCTGCTGGCGCAGGGTCTGGCCGGCCACCTTGGCGCGGTGGTGCTGGATGCCGCCCCACGCCAGGCAGGCCACCAGCGCCCAGGCCCACACGGGCACGGCGCGCAGCAGGGTCAGGGCTACACCCATCCGCCGGCCCGTTGCTTCAGCCGCCAGCGCACCACCACGGCCCCCAGGCCGATCAGCAGCGCGGGCAGCACCCATTCGGTGGGGATGCCGATGTGTTCGGTCAGGATGGTGCGCAAGCCCTTGATGGCGTCACCCACGGGGCCCAGCGCATCCTTTGCCTGCACCAGCGCGGCGGCGGCACCGGTGGCCACGGTGGCCGCGCCACCCTGCGCGATGGGGCTGGCGGCCACGCTCGATTCAGTTTCCACTGCCTGCGGGGTCTGCGCCGGCTGCGGGCCTTCGTCGGGCGTCAGGTACAGCGCCTGCTCTCGGGCGCGGCGCGCGGTCAAGCCGGGCAGCGTGGTCAGCACACCATTGACGCGGGCTTTGTCCCACAGGCAGATGGCGCGGGCGGCGGCCTCGTGCTGGCCGGCGTTGTGCAGCCGCAGCGCGGTGGACTTGCGCAGCGCCTGCAGCCCGATGTTGTAGGCCAGGCTGACCAGCGCGCCCAGCTCGTTGCGACTGGGGGGCAGCGTGCACATGGCCTGCACGGACTGGGCGCGGTCGGCCAAGTCTTCGCACAACCAGCGGTCGGCCTGGTCTTTGGTGCAGGTGTCGCCCGGGTGCACGCCGTCGGTCTCGCCGTAGCCGATGGTCCACACGCCGGCCGGGCAGCGGTAGGCGGCCAGGCGCAGGCCCTCGGCCTCGGCAATCAGGCGCACGGCCTCCAGCGGGATGGGCCAGGGTAGCGCAGGGTCAGGCAACGCGGTCATGGCTTGATGCCCTTGAACGCAGACCACGCGGCTGCCAGCGTCACCACGGCACCCGCCGCCCACTTGGCCAGCCGGCCGGCGACGCGGCCCGCAACGATGGTGTCCTTGATGTCGCGCGTGAGTTCGGTGTTTTCGGCCACGGCGCGGTTGAGGCTGGCCAGGCTGGCGGTGGCCTCGTTGATCCACTTGTCCTGTCGGTGCAGCGTCACGGTCACCTCACTCAGTTGAGCGTGCAGTTGAGCGTGCCCCGACGCGATGACGCGGATTTGCGCGTCGTGGTCGCCCACGCGCTGCAACAGCGCATCAAAAGCCTCGGTGCTGACGAAGTCGGTTTTGTCCCGGTCTGGCATGCTGGTCCTCAAAGCCCACTGACGGTGATAGGCCCGACCGTGGCACGCACCCGGCCTTGCTCTTGGCTCCCTGACTCGACGCCCACATTGACGACGTACACCGCCGCCCGCGGGTTGTTGCGCAGCGCGGCGCCCTTGTGGTTGCAGCGCTCTTCGGCCAGCAGCAGGCCGTCGACGTAGTAGCGCCAGCACACGTCGGCCGGCGGCGGGGTGTACTCCAGCATCACCGCGCGGGGGCCGGGCGCGTAGCTGGCCAGCGGCGCCCAGTAGCACGGGGCGCCCAGGTCGGCATGGATGCGGTCGCCCACGGCGCGCAGGCTGATTTGCCGATAGTCGCCTTCGTCGGCCAGCAGCGGGGCGCTGATCCACGCGCCGGGGTCTGGGTGTAGATCGATGGTGGTCTGCAGGCGCAGGGGCTTGGTGGCGTCCAGCGCCTGCGCGCCAATGAGGGCCCAGCCGCCGGTGCTGCGCGTCTGCAGGCTGTCCACCTGCAGCCGGCCGCCGGCCAGTGCATAGGCGGCAGGTGCAGGGTGGCCGAAGACGGCCCAGCGCGCGCCCTGCGCCGGGGCCACCTGGCCCATGAAGCTGTCGGGCGGGTCTGACTCGTCACGGCAGGTGATGGGCGCGGGGTTGATCGTGCCGCCCACGGCCAGGTCGGCCCAGCTGTCGCCCCACAGCACGGACCAGGCCGAAGCCGGCGACGACGCGGCGGGGGCTGCGGGGGCCGATGCGGCTGGCGCGGGCTGCCCTGCGGGCGTCTGCACGGCCACCACGGCCACGCCGCCGCCGCCGCACGCGGCCAGCAGACCGGCAATGGCAAGCCAGCCGCGGCCCATGTCACCAGTCCTCGTCGATCTCGAAGGCAAATTCGATGGAGTGCGCAGACGCATCGGTGCGCGTGGCGGTCACCGTGGTGGCGTTGGTCAGCACCACCGTGGCCCCGGTCATGGACCCCAGCGTGGTGCCGGCGCTGGTACGCATGCCGTTGGTGCGCAGCTTGGCCTTGGCGGTGTTCACCGACGTGATGGTGGCCGTGCCCGTGCTGGCGCCGCCGGCAATGGACACCACGCCGCGCTGCGTGGGCTTGGGCCGCGTGGGGCCGTGAATGGCCCAGTTGGTGCCGTCGGCGCTGGGGTCTGTGGTGCCGGCGCCGGCCACGATGCGCCGGTAGTTCAGGCTGCTGATGGGCGACCAGACGATGGCATCCAGCCCGTAGCTGGTGCCGCTGATCCACTTGCTGAAGGCGCCGCCCTGTAGGGCGCTGCGTGCGGTTGCCATGCGTCAGGCTCCGAAGAAGGCGTAGCCGTAGGCCGCGCCGGTGTAGACGATGCGAACGGACACGCCCACCGAATCCTCGGTGACGATGCCGGACTGCCCCAGGGCCTTCAGGCCGTTGGGGTCATATTCGTTGTCGGCCCGGGTGTTGGCCCAGGTCACCCACAGTTCGTCTTTGGCGTTGCCGCTGAGCGGCAGCGTCAACGTGGACTTGGCCGCGTTGGACATGACGAAGTGCGCGCCGAAGTACGCCACCTGGCTGGTGCCGCTGACCGTGACGACGGGAAGACCCGGGTAGGTCAGCGGCTGCCAGTTGGTGGGGTCGGCGCTGGGGTCGGTGGTGCCGGCGCCGGCCACCTTGCGCAGGTACAGGCCCCAGTTGACGGGGCTGTAGACGCGGGCGTCCAGCGGGTAGGTGGTGCCGCTGACCCAGCGCGTGGCCACCAGCCCGGCCTGGACGGCAAGCACCGATGCGTCCAGCTGCGCAAAGGAGGGGCCCGCCTGCACACTGGCCAGGCGCAGGCTGTCCATGCAGGCATGGGCCTTGGCGTTGAAAGCCGGGTCACCGTCGGGCGGAAATTCGCTGATGAGGGGGAAGGTCATGCGGTCTCGCTTTCTGCCAGGCCCTCGACGTCGAGCGTGGCGAAGTAGTGGCGGGTGGTCTGCAGGTCGATGCGCATGCGCTGCAGCACGCCCAGGGTGATGAGGGGCGACAGCCACTCGGCCGCGCTGGGGATGAACAGGCAGGCGCGGCCCTGCGCGCGGGTGATGACGGACTTGACCTTGCCAAGGCGGCTGGCCTCGAACATGAATGGGATGCTGGGCGCCTTGCTGAAGTCGCCTTTTTCCAGCGTCAGGCGGCCCCAGCGGTCGCGCACCTGCTTGCTGTAGTCGTTGAGGCCCAGCGCGGCGCCGCGCAGCGCGTTGCCCACGTCGTAAGCCGTGCCCACCACCAGCTCGCCCAACTGCATGGCGCTGGTGCCGGTGAAGGTGAGCGTGACTTCGGCGTTGCCGTACACCGGCACGTCGGTCATGGCGTACTCACGCACGAAGCTGCGCGGCCAGGTGTAGAAGAATTCCAGCGGGGTGTCGATGCCGTCGGCGTACAGATCGACCGTGCGGGACCAGACCACGGTGCCGCTGTCCAGGTCACGCAGTTGGGCCTGCAGGCCAGAGATGCCGGACATGCCCACCATGCCGATGGCGCTGATGGGCCCCGGGCGCAGGGTGACGCTGAAGCTGTCGGCCGCGGTGGCGGGCAGGCTGGCTTCGCCGTCCCACAGGGCCTGGCGGTTGCTGGCACCGAAGCGGGCCCACCACACGGGGGCGTCTGGGTCGTCCAGCAGCGGGTCGTGTGTGGTGTTGCCGGCCTGCAGGCTTTCGAAGATGCTCAGGCCGTCGCTGCTGACCACGCGGGCGCCGCTGGGGTAGGTGGCGCCAGAGTCCCAGACGGGATACACCTCGGCCAGGGTGTTGGCCATGACCATGGCACCGGTCACGGCCACGGGAATCAGCACGTACAGACTCATGCGACGGCCTCGGTGGATAGCGCGCGCTTGCCGCGGGCGGCTTCGTCCAGCACGGCGGCGGACAGGCTGGTGTGTTGGGCAATGGCCAGCAGAGCGGCCTGCGTGGCCTGGCGCTCGCGGGCCATGTCGTCGCGCAGGGCGCGCAGTTCGTTGGCGGTGGCCGCGCCGCCGGCTGCCGCGTCACCCGCGGCCGTCATCAACTGTTCGTAGCTGTAGATGCGCGACGGGCCGGTGACTTCCAGCTCGGGCGCGCGCTCGCCCACCCAGCGGGCGCCGCCGCCGTGCCAGCCGCCGTCGGCAAAGCCGGGCACCTTGCCGCCCAGCAGCAGGTCGGTGGTGGTGAGGCTGGCGACCACGCGCAGGCGCATGATGCGCAGTTCGGCCGCGCTCTTGGCCACCTCGTCCAGGCCGTCGACGTAGGCGCGGGCCACCTCGGGCAGCAGTTGCGCGGCGGCCAGGTCGCCCCCGCGGGCGGCATTGGTGACGGCGCCGAAACGCGCCGCGTTGGCACCGCCGCTGCCGTTGGGGTTGACGATGCCCAGGATGCGGTCGCGCTCGGTGCGGATGCTGTCGCGCGCTGCCTTCCAGGCGGCTTGCGCCTCGGCCGCGGCCTGGCTTGCTGCGTCTTGCGTGGCCTGCCAGGCCTGGCTGGCGGCATAGGCGGCATCCTGCTGGCGCAGCAGTTCGGCGGCGCGTTGCTCTTCGGCCGCAGTGGCGGCTTGCGCAGCGGCGGCGGCGTCTTTCTGGGCCTGCGTCAGGGCCTGCAGTTGGTCATACAGGCCCAGGTTGCTGGCGTCGATCTTGGCGCGCTCGCGGGCCTTGATGGCGGCGTCGTTGCCGGCCAGCTGGTCCAGCTGGTCTTGCAGCTGGGCACGCTCGGCGGCGATGTCGGCCGCGGTGCGGGCGGCTTCGCTGACGGAGGCAAAGGCATCGGCTACGCCCATCAGCGCGGCAAAAGCCTTGCGGCCTGATTCGGTGTTGAGGTCTTGCGCTTCGACAAGCGCGCGGAAGCCGTCGCGCGTGGCGGGCAGGGCAAGGCCCACGTTTTGCAGCGTCTTGGTGAGCGCGTCGGTGGTGAGGGCGGCGCGCTCGGCCTCGGTGTAGTAGGCCTGCAGGTAGCCGCCGGCCAGCTGCTGCAGGCCTTGCAAACCGCCGAAGGTTTCCTGCAGGGCGACGGCGGCCTGGCCGCCTTCGACGCTGGCGCGCAGCGCGGCCACGCCCAACGATTCAAGCACGTCATTGACGCCGGTGATGGCGCCGGACACGCGGGCAATGGTCTGGGCGGTGGTTTCGCCGAAGTTGGCCAGGGGCTTGATGGCGTCGGTGTAGCCGGCCACCAGTTCCTGCCCGTACTTGGCAAACGCCTCTTGAATGGCCTTGAGGTTTTCCTCGCCGTCTTCGGTCCAGACAATGCGCAGGTCGGTGTTGACCTTGGCCAGCGACTCCACGGGCAGGCCCAGGGCCTTGCCGTAGTTTTCGGCCGCGGTGAGCACGCCGCGGGCGCCGTCGTTCAAGAAGCGGTTGAGCGTGTCGTCGACGGCGCCGTATTGGCCCTTCAGGTCGTCGCTGCGGAACAGGCCGCCTTTGGCCTTGAACAGCGCAAACTGTTCACCCGCGAAGCCACCCTGGCCCAGGGTGCCGCTGATGCCTTGTTGATCGAGTCGAAACTCAGAGCGGCCAAACAACCGCGCGGTCAACGTGGCGCCGCTTATGAGGTCTGCCCACTTGTCGCTGAGGCCCAGGCGTGAAAAGAGGTCTGCCGTGCGGTAAGACGCATCCCCAAGCGCCGTGCCCGAGTCTTTTGACTGGTTGCGACGAAAGCCGGCATCGTAGTCCGCGCTGCCCTGCTGATAAGCGGCATAGATCAGCGCGGCATAGCCTGCATAGGCACCAAGACCCGACATGGCAGATCCGCCAGCCTGGCTGACCATGCCGGCCTCTTGCGCCGCCAGCATGGCCGACTGCTGCGTGCCGAACCCGGTGCCGTAGGCTGCCCCGCTGTAGACGCTGGCGTAGTTGCCCGCAGCAGCAGCCGTGCCCCACAGGCCAGTGCCGTTATAGGCGCTGTACAGGCTGCTGGCGTTGCTGCCCAACTGCAGCAAGTTGGCGCCGCCACCCATGCCGCCGGCACTGCCGCCGCCGGCCACCTGCAGGCCAAAGGTGCCCAGCACCTGCGCGGTCAGCGCCTCTGCCAGCGCTGCGGACAACCGCGCCTTGAGTTCGTTGCCGATGATCTTGGCGAAGTTCTTGCCGATGTCGCCACCGGCCTCGAAGCTGCGGCGGAAGGCGTCTGTCAGCGCGGTGCGCCAGTCGTTGGCGGCAGCCTGCGCGGCCTTGGCGTTGGCGTCGTCCACCTCGCGCTGGGCGGTGGCGGTGGTGAGCTGGCGGCGCAAGTCGGCCACCTGCTGCAGCTGGCCGGCCAGGCGGACCAGCTTGCCGTATTCAGACTCCAGCAGCCCGTCTGCAATGGCCTGCTGCGCGTTCTGCTTTGCCTGCGCTGCAGCGTCGTCAAGCCGACCCTGCACCAAAGCCTCTCGCGCTGCCTTGCCGAGCGTGATTTCAACGATCTGCTCTCGAAGTGCCTCGGCCTCCTTTTCAGCCCCTTCGATGGACTTGTCGATGCCTTCCAGCCACTTGGCCTGGGCCTTGAGCGTTTCCTCAGTGGCGCGCTGCAGTTCCTTGCGGGCGTCGGCCGCCTGTTCGGCCGCGCGGGCGGCTTCGAACTCGGCCACCGCCTGCTTGCGCATCTCGGGGCTGGCGTTCTTGAACTCGGCCGACTGGAAGTAGGCCAGGATGCGTTGCTGCGCCTTGCTGTAGCCCAGCGCCGAGGCCACCGACTCGGCCTGCACGCGCTGCAGGTCGGTGATGACGTCGGCGTAGGCCTTGGCGGCCAGCTGTTCCTGGGTGAGGCCTTCGGCGCGGGCGCGGCTGGACATGGCGGCGTCCTTGTCGGCCTTGATGACGGCCTTGACGCCTTCGGCGCGCGCTTGCTGCGCGGCAGCCACTTCGCCCTCTTGCAGCACCAGGAAGCGCGCGGCCTCGATGCGTTGCTTGATGGCCGCCTCTTCGGCGTCGAAGGTGGTCTGCCGGCGGCCGGCGTTGCGGCCCACGGTGCGCGACTGCTGCAGCTGGGCCAGCTCGGCCTCGGCGCGGGACAGTTGCTGCTGGGGCGTGTCTTGCCGGCCGATGGACAGCAGCGCGTCCTTGGCGCTGGACACGGCATCCTTCACGGCAAGCCAGCCGCGCTCGATGCTGCCGAGGTTGGCCTCCAGCTCCTTTGCGCGGCTGTTGCCGGCTTCGTAGAAGGCCCGCTGCGCGACGGCGGCGGCTTCGGCCGTCTTGCCTTGCTCGTCCAGGGCCTTGATCTGCTTGTACAGCCCGACGGTCAGGAAGTTGGTCTGCTCGTTGAGCTTGATGGACGCCTGCAGCGGGTCTTTGCCCAGGTCGGCAAAGGCCTGCACGGTCTTCTCGACGGCGGGGCCGCCCACACGCTCCAGCCGGATGGCGGCCTCGGCCATCTTGTCGAAGCTGCCGCCGGCCACCTGGCCGGTGGCGGCCAGCTGGGCCAGCACGGTGGCAGCCTGCGACTGGGTGCCCACGTTTCGGGCTACCGCCTCGGCCGTGGCCTGCAGCTGGCCCACGGTGGACCCGGCGGCGTTGCCGGTGAGCACCAGGGCCTTGCGGTATTCGGTGGCCTCGTCGCTGCCGGCCTTGAAGGCCAGCGCCAGGGCCGCCGCTGCAGCGCCGCCAGCACCCAGCGCAATGGCCATGGGGCTGATGGCGCTGGCCACGCCGCGCAGGGCGTTGCCGATGCCGCCGAAGCTGTCCTTGATCTGGCCGCCTTGCTGGATGAGGACGGTCAGCGGCGCCTGGCCGCTGGACAGGCTGGTGAAGATGTCGGTGAACTGGGCCGGCAGCTGGCGCAGGGCGGCCCGGGTCTGATTGGCCGACACACCCATGGCGCCCAGGCTGCCGGCGGCCTGGCGTTGCGCGGCTTCGACCTGGCGCAGCTGGTCCAGGTAGGGTTGCAGGGCACCCAGGTTGGCGCCGCGCTGGCGGGCCAGGGTTTCGAAGAAGGACGCGGTGCCGCGTTCGCCGGCCTTGGCGGCGGCGGTGGCGCGCTCGATGCTGGCCGCGATGTTCTTGGTGGCGCGGTCGACCTTCTCACCGGCACCGGCCGCCCCTTCACCAATGCCGCCCACGGCCTTGCCGTCCTGCGCGGTGGACTGCTGGACGTCGCGCGCCAGGTCACGCACGGCGTCCTTCGCCTCTTGCGTGCCTTTGCGCACGCCGGTGGCGTCGAACTGGCTCTGCAGCGTGACTTTGCGGGGGTCGGTCATGGGTGGTGGCCTGTCAGGCGGCGGTTTCTGTCATGCGGTTGATGGCCGCGAACTCCAGCACGCGCACGTCGTTGAACATCTGTTCCCAGTCGTCGCGGGACAGGCCCATGCGGTCAAGCCGGGCGAAGAGCACGCCGTAGTCCAGGCCCACGCGCACGCCGTTCATGCCTGCGGTGCGCCATTGCGTGTCCATCTCGTTGAACAGTTGCCACGCGGGCCAGTTCTCGGGCCAGACTTCAGCGCTTTCTGCGTAGTCGTCGGGGGTGTACAGGCCGCCTTCGCGCTGCAGTTCCTGGGCGGACGGGATGCGGGTGAAGGCCGCCCAGGCGGCCTGCCTCAGTTTCCCAGTCGGCCCTCGATGCAGGCCATGCGGTAGTCGTCCATCAGCTTGGCGGCGGCAGCAGGCATCTCGTCGCACAGCTGCTGGGCGTTGACCAGGTTGAAGTCGACATCCAGGTTCCACCCGTCCATGATCTGCAGCAGGTACTGCGCGTTGCGGTCGACCATGGCGGCCATGGCCTGGCGCACGGCGTTGCCGATGTCGTCGGGGTTGGCGGGCTTGGCCACCTGGGCCTCGGCCAGGATGCCGTCGACGAAGGCGCCGAACTCGGTGCGGGTGCGGTACTTGTAGAGGACTTCGATTTCGCCGGTGGTGCCTTCGTGCATTGGCACTTCGACGGTGTGCTTGAAGTTCTTGGGGCGGCTGCCCAGGGTGATCTTGTGGCCCATGAGAATCCTTCGCGGGGGATTGCAGACAGCCCGTGCCGGACCCGGCCGCCCCCGCGAAGAGGCGAACCGGGCCCGGTCGGTGCTGGGGTGGTGCTACGCCTTCAGCTGGCGTAGCGGGTGACGCGGCTGTTGCCGTTGAAGACGGCGTTGACGCGGTTGATCTGGCCTTCCTGCATCTGCGGCACTTCGTTCAGGGCCACGGTGCAGGGCATCAGCGTCTTGGAGCCCGAGCGCAGCACGATCTGCAGGCAGGTGTCGGTCTGCACGTCGGTCAGCGTCTTGAGCGCCAGGTAGCCCGCGCTGGTGATCGAGTCGGCGTCGATTTCCAGGCTGTACTGGGTGGCGTTGAAGCCGTCGTTGATGGAGTAGTCCACGTCCGACTCGACGTACTTGTAGGTGACCTGCTTGGGGTCGCCGCCGCTGCTGCGCGGGTTCATCACCGTGGTCACCTGGGTGAAGGTGCTGATCTTGCGCACGCTGCCCGTGCCGCCGCCGGCCGGGAAGAAGGTGGTGCTGGTGGTGTCGATGCCTTCGAGTGCGAAGGTGTTGGTGGCCACGCTCTTGATGCGGGCGACGCGCTTGTTCAGCCGGCCCCAGCCGCTGGTGATTTCCACGTAGTCACCATTCGCGTAGCCGTGGGCCGTGCAGGTGACCACGGCCTCGGATGCGTTGGTGATGGACGTGGTGGGCTGGACGGAGCCGTAAGCGGACGCGATGTAGAACGTCGTCCCGGTCGGTACTTGTGCCATGGTGGCGTTTCCTTTCAGTGGTGGGCGCCCGAGACGGGCAAGAAAAAGCCGCCACGGGTTGCCCCGGGCGGCTTTTTTGGCGGTGGCCTTGCGGCCTGTTCGGTGGTGTCTGTGGCGACGATCAGCCGGGCTGGATGCGGCGCTCGATTTCAAGAATGGCGGCCTGGCCTTTTCGCTGGACAAAGCGTTCAGCCGCTGCCGCGTGCTCGTCGCAGTAGTGGCAAACCTTGGACCCGAAAACGACGGCCCGCGTGATGGGCCTGCCGCAGGCGCGGAACATGGGCCGGCCCAAGCCTGTGGGCACGCTGGTCTGGCAGATGCGCGATGTGTTCATGGGCTTGATGTCGCTTGGCCGTCAGCGCGCGGCGACGATGGCGAAATCTTGCGTGAAGCCGTAGCGGTTGATGTCAGGCTCGGCCTGGCCGAAGGGTTCGCCTTCAGGCCGGGCAATGAGGGTGCCGTGCACGCGCAGGTCGGTTTCGATGTCGCGCAGAAGGGCCAGGGCCTGCAGGGCGGTGGTGCCCCACACGTTGAGCTGCACGACGGCGTGCCGGCGGTCGGCCAGGGTGCCGTCGACGTAGTCCCACGGGGTGCCGCCCACGTGCTGCCAGATGACGTAGGGCGTGGGCGTGTTGACGGGCGCGCTGATGGGGTGCACCTGGGCGCACCGCACCTTCAGGGCCGCGACGAGCGCGGTTTCCAGCGCCTGGCTCATCGGGTGATGCCCCGCTTGGACAGCTCCAGCATGTAGCGCTGCAGCGCGGCGTCCCGTGCGGCGCCCAGCTTGGCGGCGGCGGGGCGCAGGAAGGGGCGCGCGGCCACGTGGCGCGGCACGGGCAGGGGACGGTCCTTGTGGGTGGTGAATCGGCGGGTGGTGGGGTCGAAACTGATTTCGTAGCGCTGCAGGTGGCCCCATTCGACGAGGTGGCCGTGCGGGGCCTTCCGGGCATTCCAGCCGATGCGGTACAGGGCCAGGCCGTTGGCGCTGCGCTCGGGGCTGAATGCCTGGTAGATGGAGCTGGCCAGGTTGCCGGTGCGGCGCTTGATGCGGGAGACGTTGCGCTGCACCTCGTCATACAGCACCTGTGCGCCGGCCTGCGCGGCGGGGCGCGCGGCCTCTTCGCATTGGGTGGCCACGCCGTCGAAGAGGGCATCCACGTCGGCCATGTTGATCTTGACGGACAGGCTCACGCGGACACCTCGCAGCCGGTGGCCATCAGCTCCAGCACGCGGCGCGCGCCGTTGACGTCGATGGGGTCGGAGACGATGCGGTAGTCCTTGCCGCGCCAGCGCACGCGCCAGGTGGTCAGCACGTCGGCCCGCCAGTGGATGCGAAAACGCACGCCGGGCTCGTTCTGCGCAGCCGCTGCGGCCTGGTATTCGCGCCCGCGCAGGGGCTGCACCTGGGCCCAGATGACGGCGGCGGCGGCATAGGTTTCGGTCTTCTGGCCCAGCGCGTCCTCGGCGATGGCGGGCGCCATGAGGCTGATGCGCTCGCGCATGTCGCCGGGGTTGATGAGGGGCAGAAAGCGGCCCATGTCAGACGGCCCAGAGTCTTTCGGGGTCCAGCAGGCGCTGGAACAGGGGCACCTGCGTCAGCGACGACGCGGCGGCCATCTCGGGGTTGATGACCCAGAAGGAGACGACGGCCAGGATGAAGGTGCGCACGCAGCGCGGGGTGTCGACGTAGGGCGTGGCGCTGCCGGCGGCGGCGGTGATGCGCACGCGCGGGCCCACGGCCACCGCGCCCAGGGTGGGCCAGCTGCCGCCCACGATGGGGGCCACGCTGAAGCCGCTGCCGGCGGCGGCGTAGGCGTAGGCGCCGGTGGACAGGGCCTGCCAGGCGCTGCCGTCCCACCATTGGATGGCCACGGCGGTAGGGGCGTGGACGGGCAGCCGGTCGGTGGCGGCAGGCCAGTCTTCACCGGTCCAGGTCTTGGACTGGGCGACGTAGGCGCGGCCGGTTTCCTGTTCCGCGATCTGACGCGCGGCGGTGATGTACAGCTGCAGCAGGCCGTCCAGGCTGGTGTCGGCCGGGTCCAGGCGCGCGGCGGCCTTGCATTCGTCCACGGTGACGGGTTCGCTGAAGCTGGACGCGGCAGGCAGGCTGACGCTGGTGGCCAGGGCTGGGGTGCTGACGTTGCTGGCCGAGTCTTTGGCGCGCACGCGCACGGCGTCGGTGGTTTCGGGCGTGCGGCCGGTGACACTGACGGTGAGGACGTTGCCGACGTCCACCCAGTTGGTGCCGCCGTCCAGGCTGCGCTCGTAACTGGTGACGGCGACGTTGTCGGCGCCCGCGGGCCAGCTGAGCACATAGCCGGTGCTGGTGAGGCTGCTGACGGTGATGGCGCCGGTGAGCGTGGGCGGCGTGGTGTCGCCCGGGGTGCCGGTGCTTTGCGTGGCGGTGATGGCGCTGGAGACGTTGCCGGCGGCGTCTTTGGCGCGCACGCGCAGGGTGTAGCTGGCGCTGGGGGTCAGGCCCGTGAAGGTGTAGGTCAGCACGCTGCCGACGTCGGCCCAGCTGGTGCCGTCGGTGCTGACTTCGTAGCTGGTGACGGCGACGTTGTCGCTGCCGGCGGCCCAGCTGACCTGAATGCTGGTGGTGGTGACGGTGCCGACGTTGAGCGGGCCGCCCAGCGTGGGCGCGGTGGTGTCGTCGCTGCCCGCGCCGATGACGATTGTCTCGACCGCCGTGCCAATGTCGACGCCGTCTTGCCACAGGCGGTAGGTGTAGGTGACGGTCAGGTCGACCGTGCCGCCTGGCGGGGTGTAGGCGTAGCTGCAATCCTCGTACACCGCCAGCGGGCCAACGGCCGGCGGCGTGGTGATGGCCCAGCGGTATTCCTTGGCCGCGTCAGCCGGCAGCACCAGGTCGTTGTAGACCGGGCTGGGGCCATGCGTGCCGGTGCTGGGCACGGCCGAGCCTGCCACGCCGTGGCCTGCGAACAGGCTGACGACGCAGGCGCCTGCGATCAGCGGGGTGGTGTCGACGCGGCAGCTCATGATCAGGTGGCAGTGAGCACTTCAACGCCTTGGGCGCCGGTGGTGGTTTGTCGCCAGACGACGCGGTAGATGGTGGCCGCCGTGACAGCCGCGTCGCTGAAGGTGACAACGCCGGTGCTGGCGTGGCTGGTGAGGCCGGTCTTGCGCACCACCAGGGCGCCGGTGGTGGCGTCCAGCACGAAGGCCTCGAAGGGGGCGGACAGGTGCAGCGTGCCGGTGTTGTCCTTGAGCGGGCTGCTGGTGACGGTGCCAGAGGCCCCAGCGATGACGGTGAAACTGGACGAACTGACCACCGCGGACTGATTGGCCGCCGCGTCCTCGTGCATGAAATGCAGGTAGCGCGTGCCGGCTGTGACGCTGCCGCTGGCCACCGTTTGCGTGCCGGTGGCAGTGACGGCCTGGCTGACCACGCGCAGGGCAGCAGCCCCGGTGTGGTCTTGCCCGAGCTTGACCTGGGCCGCAGTGGGCGCAGTCGACGAGGCAGTGGCCACCGCGTACAGCGTGCCGTTGCCTTCGTTCGTACTGACGCTGCCGCTGCAGGCAAGGGTGCCGCCTGTTCCGCTGGGGCTGGTGAGCGTTGGCGGCGTGGTGTCACCGGCCGGCGCAGGGGCGATGACAGCGACAATGCCGACCGAGTTTGTCGTTGTGCTGAGGTTGACGTTGAGGGTCTTGGAGCCGGCCGGGGTGACGGGGCCGCCGCTGTCGACGAGCGCGAGAACCGCCGTTGCAGCGGCCTGCCGCAGGGTGGTGCCAGACCCAGCGCTGATCAGTTGACCGCTTTCAAATAGGCCGATGACCCATGCGTTGTCGGTCAACGTGGTGACGGCCAGCGCTTGCGCGGTCACGCTGTCGGCAATCCCCCAATTTGTTGCTTCAGGCTGGCCGGTCTGCGCGACTCCGGTGTAACTTGCCGCAACGCTGCGCATCTGGATGGCGCCGCCAGCTGTAAGCGCGACGTTGTTTGCGCCGGTGGCTGGCGCCGCCAGATAGAACATGTACTCAAACCGCCCGGCCGTCCGCTGTCGCTTGTCGATCAGCGTCATGGCGACGCCGGCATAGGTGGCGCCTGTCAGAAGGTCGCCGCCGTCACCTTCCACGCCGACAAACAGGCCGCGGTTGCTGCCGGTACAGGTGTGCGCAAAGGTGCGCGATGACGCCGACGCGATGAAGTCGGTGCTGCCTGCGTCAAATGCGATGGCCATGTGTCCGCCTCATATGTAGAACATGGGCCCGACATCGGTGGCGCCACTGGTGGGGCGGCGCGCACCGAAGATGTCAAGCGGTAGGTTGGTTGTGTCGGGCGTGGCCGCCCCGCGCAGGGGCGACGACGACGTGATGCGCAGGTCGTGATTCGGGTAGGTGGTTGACACGAAGCCGGCCGCCGCCAGGGTCAGGCCGGCGACCCCTGCAGGCAACACGCCGCCTGGGTGCAGCGCGGGCAATGCGTCGCTAACGCATTCGACGAAAGTCGGTGACCCGGTGTAGCCCGACATCTGCATGCCGGCCGAGGCCTGCGTCAGCGAAGCGCTTACCTGATAGGTGCCAACGCCGCCTGTAGCGCCGCTGAGCTGCGACAGAATGTGGCAAATCTTGGTGCTACCCGCCGACTGCAAGGCAACGTCCATCAGCGGGCTCAGGTAGCCCTGCTCTACGGCCGTCACGGTCATGGTGGTGCCGCTGATGCTTGCGGTAAACTGGGTGCCGTCAAACACCATCTTGGCGCCGAAGAAGCCGCATCGCCGGAAGACGCAATCCGAACTGCGGGCAACGGTGGCCACAACGGCGCGATTGGCGCCGCCGCGCACGTCAATGAACATCACGCCATCGTGGATGCAGCCATTCGCTTCTTCCGCTAGGCTGCGCAGCGGCGTGGACATGGCGGGATCGCGGGTGTTGATAACAAAGGTGTTGCGCACATAGTGCGGTCCGTAGTTCATCGACAGCACGTGATACTCACTGCCCCCTTCCAGCAGGCATTCATCAACCCGGCATTGGCCGCCGACTGACGAGCTGTGCACGTTCCACCCGCCCCCGCCAGCATTGCCGCCCGCACCATACATGGCCACCTGAAAGCGGCTGATGCGGCTGCGCGGCTCGTGCAATCCAACGGCTGCACCGCCTGAACTGCTGTTGACGCGAATGGCCGCGCCATTGGCCGCGGTGTACCGAATGGCTGTCGACCGCCGCGTAGCGCTGTCAACGTAACTGCTGCCCGGGTGCACGGAGAGATGCCGGTAGTGCGTGGCGTCAGTGGTGCAGCCGGTCAGCTCAACGCCCACGCTGTTGGGGTTGAAACTTGGCGTGAATTCCTGCTTTAGCGCTAGGCCTAACAGCGCCTTGTTCGCAGTGACCAGGTTTGTGCTGCCGGCCAGCGTAGCGGCGGCGGCCGCCCAGGCTTCGGGCGTGGCAAAGTCGGGCGTTGGGTAGCCGGCTTGCGTGCTGCCGATGACGCTGATGACCCAGTCGGCCGAGCCGGCGGCCGGCAATGTGACGGCGGCGCTGAGCGTGGCGCTGTAGAGGCCGCCATTGCCGACGGCCCGCACGCGCACCTGGTCGGTGGCGCCAGCGGTGCGACCGGTGACGTAGGCGTAGACAGCGGCGCCGGTGCTGATCCAGGTTGACCCGCCATCCAGGCTGTACTGATACCCCTGGACTCCAGCAGCATCGAAGGCGTGCGGCCAGCCGATGAGGTAGTGCGTGGGGCTGAGGCCGTAGACGCTGACTGCATCGACCATGAACCAATTCGGCGCAACACCGGGCGCCAGTCGGCCGGCGTAGATGGCAGCGGTGCTGGCTGCGACGGTGAGGGTGCCGGGGGTGGGGGCGGCCATGGGTCAGGCTCCGGGGTACGTGGGCAGTTTCAGGCGTCTTTGCGGACACGAGCCTTGCGCGTTGGTGCAGGTGGCAAGGCTGCTACAGCGCCAGACTCGGGCTGCCCAACAGATGGGGGGTCTTGCACGTAGCGGGCGCATTGCGCCTCTTCCACGAAGTGGCGGGCGTGCTCTGCGCTGCAGCGCAGGCGGTCGCCGGGGCCGAAGTTGCCGAAGACGCTGCTGCTGCCTTGGGCGGTGAATTCGATGTGCTTGAGCATGTGGTGCACCATGCAAAGGGCCGCCACGCGGGCGGCCCTTGCTCAGGTTGCTGCGGCGGGTTAGGCCGGGGTCAGGTCACCGGCGCGCACGGCGGCCGGGCGCTCGGTGGCCAGGGCCAGGCGACGCTCGGCGCGGATGGTGATGAGGTTCTTGGTGAAGTTGTCGCTGTCGCTGTCGGACATCTCGACCACCACACCCTCGCGGTTGTGCACCATGAAGCCCTGGCCGAAGGCGCCGGCCGCGAAGTTGTCGGCCGTCATGCCCACCGACTGGATGACGGGCACGCCGAACAGGCGGGCCTGGCCGCCTTCGCTGACGCTGTACAGCGTCTGGCCGGCGGCGGTGGTCATCAGCTCGATTTCGATGGTGGCCCAGTCGGCGGGATTGAGGATGATGCCGTCGGCCGGGAAGCCGGCAGCCCACGAATCGGCCAACACCTTGCGAATCAGCACCAGCTTCTTGAGCGTGGAACTGATGGCGGTGAGCGCGGCGTTGGTGTAGCCGTGCGCGGTGAAGTTGCCGGTGTCCAGGATGCCGCTGATGTTGGGCGCAGTGCCGTCGCCCGCAACCAGCTGGGTTTCGACCTTGAGGTTGACGCCGTAGCGCATGCGGGTGTTGACGTAGGCGGCCAGCGCGGCGTTGTCAGCGGCCAGCTGGCGGCTGATCTTGATCCAGTGCGCCACGGTGCTGACGGGCATGTTCACCAGCGTCCAGGTCAGCGACGATTCGGGCTTGGCACCACCTTCGGCCGTTTCGGCCGCGGCGTTGGTGAAGACGTTTTCGCGCGTGAACTCGATGGCGTTGCTGCCGGTGGGCATGCTGGGGAGGAAGGCCTCCAGCGTCATGGGCACGGACGCGCCGGACACGACGCCGGGCTTGCGGTCGGGCGCGACGGTGCTGGCGCTGCCGGTGAGGGTGTTCTTCACCTCCAGGCCGATGCTGCCGAACTGGCGATTGCCAGCGATGAGGTTCTGGCGGGACTTGTACTCGTCGGACTTGACGAGCTGGTCGCCCCAGCTCTGCGCGCCGGCCGGCGCGGCGGGCGGGGTGTGGCCCTTTTGCTCCATGGCCAGCAGGCGGTCGGCCAGCTCGCGCTGGTCGGTGCCCAGCTTGTCCAGCGCGGTCTTGGTGTCGGCGCTGACCTTGCCCAGGGTGGCGAGTTCGCCGTCGGCCTTGGCAGACCAGGCGGCCAGGCGGCCTTCGATGCCTTCCAGGCTCTTGGTGATGATTTCGAGGGACATGGTGTGACCTTTCAGGAATGAGAAAGGCCGCCCGGGGGCGGCCTGTGGTTGCTGCGGGTGGTGGTGCAGGTGGTGCTGCGGGTGCGCTTGTCAGGCGGCCAGGCGCTTGATGCGGTCGGCCAGTTGCTGCATCGCCTTGGCTTCGGCGTCGGCAGGCTCCCCCTGCCCCAGCACGGCCTTGACGCGGGCCACCAGCGCGGTGGCGGCCCCTTTGCTGAGCCCGGCTGCATCCCGCAGCAGTTGCTCGATTTCGCGGACAGTGGCGGCCTCTTCGATGGCATCCATGATGTCGCTGCCGCCCTTGGTGGCCACGCGGGCCGCGGCGTCAGCCGGGAAGGCGACAACCGACACTTCCATCAGCTTGGACCACTTGCGGATGATTCGGCCGCCTTCGGTTTCCTCAAAGTCGCCTTTCTTGAGGAAGCCGCCGATGCTGAGGCCGTCGAGCGTGCCGTGATCCAGCGCGGCTTGCACGTCGGCGGCCTTGCTCATGCCGGGGGTCATTTCCCATTCGATGAAAAGGCCGTGGTCATCTTCCTTGGCCACGTCGATGCGGGCAACGGGCAAGTCCCAGACATGGTCGAAGAACATCTTGGGCTTGCCGTTGGCGCGCAGGGTGGATTCGAAGGCGCCCTTGATGATGGTGTCGCCGTAGCTGTCGACGCCGCCGAAGACGCTTGCATAGCCGCTGTAGCGGCCGGCGCTGCCGGCGGCCTTGGTGAGCTTGACGTCACTGAGGGACAGGGTTTTGCGCAAGAGCACGGCGTGCCTCCTAGTGCGTGAGCAGGTGCAGGGTGATGAACTGCCGCTGACGGCGCCGGCGCCGGGCGCGGGCGGCGATGAGGGCGCCGTTGCGGTCCTTGGTGAGGATGTCGTCGGCCATGTCAGGCGTCCTTCTCGACGGTGACGGTGCGCACGATGTCGCCGGCTTCGTTGTATTCCACGGTGCTTTCGGTGCGGCGCAGCGGCATGGACAGGTCGACGTTCAGGTCGACGGTGGCGGGCTGCACGGTGACGTTGACCTGCGGGGCGGGCGCTTCCTTGGCCTGCGGCACGTGGACGTCGACCTGCGGCGTGGGCTGCACGGGCACGTGCACGTGCACGGCCGGCGGCACGATGGATTCAGCCCGGGTCAGGTGGATGACGGCGTCCTTGAAGTCGACGGCGGGGCCGTTGCTGCCCTTGCCGATGGCGGACAGCAGCACTTGCAGCATGTCGGCATGCCGGCGCGCGGCGGCTTCGTCTTGCGCCTTGGCGTGCTTGGCAACCAGGTCGGCCACGACGTCGGCCACGGCCTTGGTTGGCGTGGCCGCGGCGGCCGGCGGCGCAGCAGGGGCCGGGGCGGGTTGCTTGCCCAGGCTGTCGATGGGGATGAGGTTGCTCTGCACGGTGAGGGCGTCGGCCATGGCAGAGCTGTCACGCGCCAGGTTCTCCAACTGGCGCACTTCGTTGCGGGTGATATAGCCGTTCTGCAGGCCGGTGGCGTAGTAGCTGGCGCGGCCGGCGGGGTCTGCGCGCAGCAGGGCGTCCAGGCCGTGCTCGACGGTCATGCTGGCGCGCTGCCGGGCGGTCATGACGTTGCGCTTGACGGCCTGGGCGATGTTGACGGTGATGGGGGCGATGGTGAACTTGTGGAAGCCGGCAATGATTTGCTCCACGCCGCTGCCCCAGGTGGTGACGTTGCTGTGGTGCACCAGCACGGGGGGCACATCGAACCAGCGGCACAGCTCTTCGACGCCGAAGACGCGGGTGGCCAGCAGTTGCTGGTCTTCGGGCGTCATGCTGAGTTGCTGGTATTTCATGTTGGCCTCAAGCACGAACAGGCGGGCGGCGCTGCCGCTGGCCATTTCGGCAAAGCGCTCGCGCACGGCGTCACGCTGCGGGCCGGTCAGCACGTGGTCCAGCATCAGCACGCCGGTGGGCTTGCCGCTGGCGCCGAAGAGCTTGGTGGCGCCGGTCTGGGCTTGCTTGGCCTCGGTCGTGGTGGCGCGCATGAATTCCAGCTTGGACAGCCCGACGGTGCCGTTGCCCAGGCCCTTGAGGTGCAGCACGTTGTCGGCCGCGATGGCGGCGACGTCGTTGTCCACCTGGTACAGGTAGACCATGCTGCCGTCGGCCAGCACTTCGGGCTGCACCTGGTCAGACGGCATGGGCCACAGGGCGACGGCCTCGCCGGTGCGGGGGTCGCGGTCGATGCGGGCATAGCCGTTGCCGCGCAGGTCGTGGTTGAGCATGAGCGCGCGCCAGAATTCGTAGGCGGTCATGCGGGGGTTGGGGCGCTCGTGCAGCAGGCTGTACAGGCGGCTGGAGCGGGCCAGTTCCTTCTGGCCGTCAGGCCGCAGGTCATAGGCGAACAGCGGCAGCGAAGCGATGATGCTGGCGCGGCGGTCGACGCAGGCCCAGACGGTGGCAATCTGCAGCGCGGCATCGGGCCCGATGGGGACGGTGTCGTCGACCAGGGCCACGCCGGGCACGGCGATCTGCTGGCCGCTGCGTTCAGACAGCGCGCCGAACCAGCGATAGAAGGTGGACATCAGGCCCATGGCGTCAGGCAATCAATGGGCTGTTGAGGAAGTCGTCGATGGGAATGGCCGCAGGCTGGGCAGCGCTGGCGTAGGCCATGACGGCGGCGACGATGAGGTCAATGCGGCCGGTGGCCTTGACCTTGTTTAGCTTGCGGTTGCCGGCGGGGTCGATGTCGGTGACGGCATTGGCAGCGCACCAGGTCAGCACGGGGTGGCCGTTGTGGCGCACGGTGCGGTTGAGGATGGCTGTCTCGAACTGGTCGAGCGCGGGGCTCATGTCCTTGAAGCCTTGGCCGAAGGCGACGAGCGGCGGCAGGGTGATGGCGTGGTCTGCGGCCAGCTGCTGGAAGTCTTCAAGGCGCCAGCGGTCGGCGGCAATGTGCTGGACGTCGAAGATGGTGCAGAGCTGGGCCACGCGCTGCAGCACGTGCAGGCGGCTGATGGCGCGGCCGGGGGTGGTTTCCAGGTGGCCGGCATCGCGCCAGGTCATGTAGGGCACGCGGTCGCGCTGTTCGCGCTGGGCCAGGTCGTCAGCGGGCAGCCAGCAGTAAGGGAGGATGCTCCAGGGCTGGCCGGGCGCGGCAGGCTCGACCAGCAGCACCAGGGCGGTGAGGTCGGTGGTGCTGGACAGGTCAAGCCCGGCCCAGGCGCGACGGCCGCGCAGATCCTCGGCCTTGAAGTCGGCGCCGCAAGGGTTCCACACGTGGGCGCTGAGCCACGGGCTGATGGCTTCGGTCCACTGGCAGAAGTTGAGGCGGCGCACGATGGCCTCTTTGGCGGGCATGCCGCGCGCTTCGGTCACTTGCTCGCGCAGGTACTGCAGGCCGGGCAGGTTGGCCTGCTGCAGCGACGGGTTGGCCTTGGGCCAGCAGGATTCATCGGCCAGCGGGTCGTCGCCTTCGTCCAGGCCGCAGACGAAGGAGAAGAAAGCGTCGTCAACGCGCTGGCCGGCGGCTACCTGCGCTGCATAGTCGTGATAGATGCCGCAGGGGCTGTTCTTGCCGCTGCCGCTGTTGGTAATCATGAAGATGAGGGCCTGGCGGCGGCTCTTGGTGCCGGCGCGCATCATCTCGACCATGGTTGCGGTCTTGTGCTCGTGCACTTCGTCCAGCAGGGCGACGTGCGGGCGCGGGCCGGACTGGCCATCGTCCGCAGCAATGGCGCGAAAGAAGCTGCCGGTGGCGCGATAGCCGAGATTCCAGACGGATTCGCCGGACCCGCTGGGGGTCAGGCGCTGCAGCAGTTCGGGCGACTGCTGAAACATGGCCACGGCGTCACGGAAGAGCACCATGGCCTGGTCGCGCTTGGTGGCGGCGGCGTAGACCTCGGCGCGTGCTTCGCCGTCGGCGGTGAGGCCCAGCAGGCCCATGCCTGCCGCCACGGGGGACTTGCCGCTGCCCTTGCCGGTTTCGACGTAGGCCACACGGAAGCGGCGCGCGCCGTCATCCGCCCGGCGCCACCCGTGGATGCTGCCGACGATGAAGGCCTGCCAGCCCAGCAGTAGGAAGGGGCGGCCTTCGAACTGGCCGCCGTTGAGGCGCAGCACGTCCTCGAAGAAGCCGATGGCGCGGTCAGCCGCCAGCACGTCCCACTTGAAGCCGCGGGCGGGCGCTTCCTGCAGGTCGCGCAGGTGACGGGCCGCAGCAGCGCGCACGTGCGGGCCAGCGATCAGCCGACCGGCCAGCACGTCTTGCGCGTAGGCGGTGACGCGGTCGGCGGTGCGGGACGCTTTCGTCGGGCGGCCACGCTTGGCCTTTGGCTTGTCAGCGACGGCGGTGTTCACTGAAAGTACTTGGCCGGGCCGGTGGCGGTCGCCGGCTTGCCGAAGAGGTCGCCCTGCGGGTCGATGAGCACGCGCGAGCGGGCCACGGGGTCCATGCCGAACTTGGCCATGAAGGCTTCGGCGCGCTTGCTGCTGAGTTGCTTGGCGACGAGCCACTGGTTGAGCATGTCGCTACCCTTGCCGCTGCGCTTGACGAAGTCGTCGCCCAGCTCGGCGCGCGCCAGGCGGTAGTCGGACACGGCATCGCACAACATCTCCAGCGCGATGACGTCGGCCACGGTCAGCACGCCCATCGTGCGAAGCATGGGCGCCACCTGGCGCCACACGG